CTACGAGATTACTGCCGCAGACGCGGATGTATCAGTTAACGTATTATACGAAACCGTTACGGACGTTTCTGGTCTCGGTGACTACCACGCTGTTATAGAGATGTCTGCTACGATGAATGACCTCTCTGATGGTCTCTTCACAATGAAAGTGGATGGCAACGATTTAGAAGATGGCGATGATAGCGATCTTCTTTTCAAAGTTCACTCGGACACCAACACCATCGATGGTATGTTTGGCACCTTGCATTCCGAATCTGTGGACATGGGAGCTTACGCGGCGACCGATTCTAACTTTAGCAAAGATTTTGTTCGTCACATGGCTTACAAAATTACGGGCGGTTATGCCAGTGCTGATATTTTCGCGAATGAGAATGGCTTGGACACGAGCGTGCAGACTGCGATTACAGCGGCGGTGGCGACTCTTGAGCAAGCGTGGAAGGACCTATCCGAGAACGAATATGTTAGCGTCGGCCAGGGCAATATTTTGGTTGATCTTGCTGCCAACAAGTTCAAGAGAGAGTTAGACAGAGCTGTCTCTGAGATGGCGTCAGCCGGATCGTCAAGTTTATACGAGTACGTGGATGGCAGCGACCAAGTGTACCCAATTTTGAATAAACTTCTGGAGGACGCTCAACAGTTCACGGATGTCTCGGCCGAGTGTACTTTTGGTTTCGGCGAAACTCGCCTCAACGAGGATGGTGCCTCGCAGACAGAATCTCTCGTATTCCACATTAATGTGGGGGTCACCGGTGGTACCCTTCCGGATAACAGAGATTTAACCAGCATTATACCCGATTCCCGCATATACAAGGTGGTTGTTAATTTAGGTTAAGACTAATACTAATTAAATTAATATATAAGTAGCATAATTACTTCTAATTATATATTAATAATGACGTCGGATGTTTCTGATCTCGGTATATACCATGCGGTCATAGAGATAAACGTTACCATGTACAATGATCTCAGTGGCCTCTTTGAAATTAAATTAGATGGTAATAATTTGAACAATTATGATGCAAATGATGATATAAAATACAAGGTTAATTCGTATATTAACAATATTGACGGCGCATTTGACTCATTGGTAAATGAACGTATTGATTATGGTGCATACGCAGCTCGTAATGTTAGTAGTAAACTCTTAAGTAAAGATTTTGTTCGTCACATATCTCAAAAGGTTACGGGAAGTTATTCTGTTTGTGGCATTATTTCGAATGAGATGGAACAAGTTAACGATGTCTCGGATGAGATATTCGCTGCAATCGCTTCCCTTGAGTCGCAGTGGAAGGCTATGGACGTAAGTGCCTTTACACACCCCGACACAGATACGAACAATATCTTGCTACAACTTGCTAAACTTAAGTTTAAAAACGAACATAAGAAGGCTACTGATGATGCCAGCGGTTCTTTGAAGGAGCATGTTGATGCCAGCGGCGCAAGACATTTCCCGATTTTATATTCTCTTCTGCGGGACGTGTCGGATTCGTCCGATGTCTCTGGTGAATTCACTTTTGGAATCGGTGAATCACGTGTCAACGCTAGCGGGATTACCCAAACAGAATCTATTGTATTCCACATAAAAATAAATGTTACCAGTGGGAAGCTTGACGATGGTCGCGATGTGAACACTATAATGGACGGACCCCGTACCTACAAGGTAGTTTTGAATATAGATTAATGTTAATTAAATTAATATATAAGTAGCATAATTTGTTCTACCTATATATTAATAATGAGTGCTGGAAGGGTAGCCGCATCGGCATCGGCGGGGGGGCAGCGAAACATTGCGAATCATCTCTCGTTGCCGACAGGTGCCAGTGATAGATCTATAATAACCGATTATTATAGATTGAAACTCTTATACGAGAGTATTTTATATGAATTCAGAGCTCCAATGGGATACTATGGCGAAGGTCAATTTGAAACTTTCATGAACTCTACGCCCAATATTTTGACTCTTACTCGTTTGGTAAATAATGATGATTTCTTTTTCATGAATGAATCAAATCCAACAGCGTTCAAGGGACTTGAATACGAAGAAGGATTGGTAGATAACTATAGGTTTATTACAAATCGTGTTATAGATACTATCAAGCAAGCAATGACAGAATATATAAAGATTAGTAATTTAAATGCCAGAAATGCCGAGCTGGAACAATATAAAACTATTCTATTAAATAGACAGAATTTAATTGCATATATAGAAAAAGAAAACAAATCGGCTTCTATTTTTACTGCAGATGCTACAGTAAATACTGAAAATCTTATGATTAAAACCTGGTATTCTCTTTATATGGCCCGATACGGGCCTCCTGGTGACGGAGTTTTTAATAGTGAATTGCTAGCAGATATTATTGAGGAGTTGCTGGCTGGGGATGTTGAAGAGAACGGGGTTATATTTGGACAGATTACCGAAGCAGATCTTGCCACTCACTCATTACCTGATGGGTGGGAAGGGACTGATCAAGTTCCCTAAGGGGGCCATTCATTAAAATTAATTAAATTATTACTACTTCTTACACCCGCCTGATCTCAGACTACGTGTTCCTGTTCTAGTTGGGTGAGGCGTTTTACATTGGTTTGAATTAGTTCTTTATCTTCTTTTGATTTAGTATAAAAATATAAAATTGCCTTTTCAATGTCGTTATCCTTACAATTGCCAGAATTGTTTGGGTTATTACAATATTGTTGTGCGACTTTTTTTAAATGAGGGTTGAGATATTTTTCCACAAAATTATCTTCGTTCCCCTCATTAGCGGGAGTGGCCCCACCTGTAAAGGTTCGGTCCATCCCCGTTAGTATTTCATTCTTTAACGTATTTACAATGCCTCCGATTCGAATTAATGGTAAAGGTGCTTGTTCGTGTAAATTTATAGAAAAAACGGCATCTTCTAAATTTAGCATAATATTAATATATAGAACTATATTAGTTATTCATAAAATACTCTATAATGAGCATTGAAAAATTGGATATTAATCGTTATTTTTATGAATATTTGTTGCAAAATAAGGGTATTTTTTTTACGTGTACAATGTTGTTACTTGTATATCCTCTACAAAAGGTTGTATTGCCTAAATATTATGGTAAAGTATTATCTAATCTACAAGATGGTTCAGATAAAAAAAAATTTGTGGAAAGTGCTAAAATTCTTCTTATTATTTATGCAGCGGTTCAAATAATTCATGCAATATACCAAAAAGTGCAAGGGCATCTTATTCCAAAATTTTCAGAGTTTTCTATGAATAGGATATTTTCTAGTTTACTGAAAAATGATAACGAAGACTTTGAAAATATGAAAGTGGGCGAAATATTAGCAAAAGTCTCAAAAGTGCCGACTATGCTTTACCGATATTTAGACCTTTTGAAAAGTGTTGTTTTTTCTCAACTTATCGTCTTTGTTACGTGTGCATTCCATTACTACCAAGTTTCCCCCCCAACTTTATTGGCATTCCTTTTATGTGGATTTGGTGTAATTTTATTGCAGTTCATCACTTATAAAATGACAATGAATATTGAAATGAAGCGCGAACGAGAACAAGATCAGATTTATCAACATCTTCAAGATGTATTGGAGAATTTAATATCAATAATTGTCTGTAAAAGCGAAGAATATGAAAAATCTAAATTGAGTGAAATATTTGTTTCATTCACTAAAACATTCGATAGAGTATTAAACATTAACTTTATTATGCGTGTTATTTTTTCTTTTTTCAATATTTTTTCATTTGGTTTTTTGAACTATGTATTATATAAGGAATATTTGAATAAAAATATTGGCAAGGAGCATTTCATATCATCGTTCATAATAACTTATAGTGTTTTAACATTATTTAGTGATGCCGCATATTCGGTAAGAATGTTAGTAGATATGACAAGTCAAGTTGAAGACATGGAAAGGTTTTTCAATAATACTATTTTTAAGAAAAAACGAAATTTATACGAAGACCAAAAAATGATTGATGGCGACATTATATTTAAAAACATTAATCATACATACAGTCAAGATGGTATTGAACATACTGCATTGAAAAACGTAAATCTAGTAATAAGGCAAAATGAAAATATTGCATTAACTGGACACATTGGCAGTGGAAAATCAACTTTGATCAGAACGCTCTTGAAACTGACTGTTCCTACTTCAGGAACAGTAACTGTTGGTGGTGTGAATATTGATAATATATCAAAAGAAGAGTTATATTCAAAAATATTTTATATTCCTCAAAGACCTAAATTATTAAACAGAACATTGTACGAAAACATTACTTACGGATTAGAGAATAATGATAAAAAAAAAACACTTGCCAAAATAGGACACATTATGGACTTCATGAAATTAGACGAAATTACAAAGTCAACATTTCGCGAAAAAATGGATGAATCAATTGGAATTGGTGGTGCAAGATTATCAGGCGGACAAAGACAAATGGTATGGATCATTCGTGCAATGTTGAGAAATTCATCAGTCATAATTATGGATGAGCCAACATCTTCACTGGACAAAATAAATAAGCAGAGAATATACAATATTATTGAAGAAATTGGAACACAAAAAACAATTATTGTTATAAGCCATGATGACGTATCAATGGGGTTCAAAAAGGTTTTTATGGAAAACGGACGTGTTATTAAAAATCAGATTTAATATCTCATTTTATTATATATAATTTACTAATGGTAGCCACATTAGATAAAATGGTAAATTTAATAAAAAACGATAATACAAATAAAATAAAATATGTGATTCTATTTTTTATATTTATAATTGGTTTATCGCAAAATTTATTCAATAATATATTTGGTTGTAACTTACATAAAATAATAAAAAATAATCTCACAAAACACGCGGTCAGCCTGTTATTTTTGTTTTTACTTGTAGATATAAATTCTGATAATTCTGAAATTAAATCAAACCCGCTTATCAGTTTGTTGTATTCTTGTATTATCTATTCGCTTGTCTTTTTACTTCTACACAGTAACAAAATATATATTACATTTATTATTATAATTATTTTTATTTTAATTGTGTTGGATAAATTCAAAAGTTATTATCAAAGTACCATTAATGATCAAGAAGAGCTTCAGGGAAAATTAGATTTGATATATAAGACCACAAATGTATTTGTCATCATTATTATTCTCACAATTATTATCGGAACTTTGACATCATTGGATATGTCCAGTTTGAAAAATACGCTTAGAGGGAGTGTTAAATCTTGTGCAAAATAAAAATAAATAATATACTTAAATAAAGAATATTATTTATCTTGTAATATATAATGTTTTTATTTAGTGTAGCTAAAAAGGATGAAGATAGAACCACAAAATCATTTGAAATATTGAAAACATTGAATCGAATTATTTTTCGTAGATCAAATTGCGAGAAGATTGCATGTTGCGGTGGTTGGTCGTTGGTGGGGGTTTATTCGGCTACGCATATGAAATATATTATACCAATTGTCGCAAGAGTTTTTTATGGTGGAGCAATCATAATAGCCGGCATTTCTATATCGTCGGTTTTAATCTCTTATTTTGTTTATAAAAAAAATATAGAAACTGATGAAGATGAAATTATTGAAACCGAACAAGAGAAACTAGCAAATTTTATAAACAACGATTATGATTTGTTTATTGACATTTATAAGAACAAAACTGAGAACTATTTTACAAATAAGTCTGATGAATTTGTAATTGAATTAAAAGATGTAAGCAATCATGAAATATATGAACTTCCGTATTCATATAACAACCAACTCATCTTTTTTTACGATGATGATTCGGACAGTTTCCATTATTATTGTAAGAGCGACGTTTCCTATAAAATTTTGAATTCTGTATGTCGTTCATACACAATCTCAAAGAAATGTATTCAATTATTTCAAGACGAAGAGGAAATAAATTACATGAAAGGAGAGGCAATAAATGACGCTGATATTTCTTTTACGACCGTTTCTACAGAAACGGATAAAGAGGATGATGAATGCGAAGATGAATCAAATGGATATATTAATATATTCTACAACAAAAAAAGTAAGAAAAATAAAAACAAAAATAAGGTGGCGCCTCAATTGAAAACAAACAAGTTTATATATAAAGGAACATTAGACGAATATGAAAAACTATTTTCAAATAATAAAAGTAAAGCAAAAGAGACAAGTTATGAAGATTATGTATCAAAATGTGTAAAATAAATATTTGTAACAATTAGAGTTTATTTGGCGGTAATATAGTATAATTATTTTCTTTTACAAAAGAAAGAAATCCAATGCTTTTCTCTATATCGAAACTACTTTCCAAGTTTTTTTTTGCAATTTCGTATGCAACTCTTTCGTAAACATTTAAATTTTCAATATAAAGGTTTATCAATTCTTCCAAAGGTTTTTCTTGCTCCATTTTGATTTTTATATATTTAACATCTCTTATATATTTAAATCAATTTTAATGATAGACGAGTCTGGAGATTGTTATATTGATGGGTCATATGATAATGTGTGATTGTCATATAAATATACATTATACGGCTCATTCATATTTTCAAGAAAAATCTGATCTCCGTTCATTAGAGAATCGCACCCATGTTCGGTGCTACATTTTCGCCCATTGCTGTAGATTGGTAATTTAATATTATCATAAATGGTATAGTAATACCATTTATCTCTACGCGTATGTATTGGTTTAGCAAAGATTGGAAACATTTTGGTAGACTGATTTTCGTTTTTTAAATATCCGATTTGGCGATAATTGTGTGGTTGATTGTATTGTACTGGAGGACTATATGGATTCATTAAAGTATCGTCAGGGGTTTGGTTGTATGATATTCTTGGGTCCGCAATAGGTCTTATCATATCATAACTACTTTGAGGGTTTACATGATGCACAAGTGGAGACAAATTATTATGATGCACGTGTGGAGACAAATTATTATGATGATGTAAAAATGAATATTGTGGGGTTGATAATGTTTGTGAATTTGTTTGTGAAATATTGCAATGTTGATATATTAAATATAATAAAATTCCGGTTAAAACAATAATAAATAACATTGTAAAACTTTCTATACAAAAAGTTCCAGGCGGACACTTTCCAGTTAACTTTGATTGTTTTGCCATATAAATACTATAATATAATCAAATATTATTATATGTAAATATTATAATGAACAAACTCAATGTTATGAAAAGTGCTGTTACAATTATACTTTTGTTATTCATAGTTCATAGTCTCAGCTATGTATATAAAAAATTTTTAAATATACAACATTCTGAATCACACGATTTAGATTTAAAATTTGACTTAAAATTAGAAAAAATGCTTAAAACTACATTAGAACGATTTTCGTCGATGGATTAACATTACACGAAGTAATGTAACAATAAAAACATATAATTATATAAATATATTAGAAAGTATTTATATAATATAATGAGAGGAGCTGAAGACAAAATATTTAATAAATCTCTTGAGGCACATTATTTACTTAACTCTTTAATCAATACAATTGATGATAAATCATTTTGGGAAATTCATTATAACAATCTTTATAAAATAAAACACGACGAAATTCAAATCACGCGCGAAAATCAAAGAATACGTACTGATGACACCGAAGAAGAAGAAGAAGAAGGTGAAGATGAAAAACAAGCTGAAGATGAAGATGAAAAACAAGAGTTAGACCAATATAAAATAATAGAATTTTTGAAATTAGAAAAAGAGATATACAATATTCAAGGAGAATCAAAAAATATCTACGAGAATCTTTTATCAGATTTAAGTAAAATTGAAGATGGTCCCGATTCTATTATTCCAAATGTTTTTAATTTCAAAGAAAGATTAAAACTTATTTTATGTGCTTTATGTCACTATGATGAAAATTCTTTGCGTGTTTTATTCGGTGAAGACGATGATAATGTAACAGGACTAATACAAAAAGGTAAAGAACTATATTCACTAATAAAGACTATGAAAACTCCATTCATTTCTAACAATGAGGATAATACCAGGTCTGTAGACCTAGAATCCGGGCCTACAGAACACCGCGGAGGGTCTGAACCACAAGAGACAACACAAGATAAATATATAGCTCTTTTAGAAGAATATCTTGTATTAATTCAAAACAAACTTAACGAAATAAAACAACGACAGAAGATATTCCTAAAAGACCTCTCTAGCTATGTGTCGCCGGCAGTAACCTCCACAATGCAGACGAGGTCGAGAGCGGTGGAAAGTGGAAGGCAATCGGGGGGTGCATCAATGGATGCAAACGACGAAAACAATTATGAGGCACTTCGTAACCAACTTATTAACCAAAATTTTCTTATTAAAGGGAAGCGATGGGAGGGAAAGAGTGAGGGAGAGGCAAAGCAGCGCACATTGACAGAACATATAAAAAATTTCAGAGAAAATTATTCTTATATGGATGATGATGAGGACAAATCTTCAAGAAAAAATATGCTTAGAGATTTAAAGGATATTGGTTTTGGAAACATAAATATAAAGGATAATACAATAATAACTTTGTTAGATAGATGTTTAGTTGCATATTTCCTTGAGCAAAAAAACGAAATTTTAAGTGAATTTTCAACAAAAGTTGATGAACTGGAGAAACCAGGTGGTGTTAATGGCGGTTCAAGCCGGTTAATCCAATTATCCAACAATATTAAAGAATATATAGAAGGTCAAAAAAATAAACTTAAAATATATCAAGATTTTATTAAATCTTATTGGGACAGATCCGGAAGAAAGGAAACGGGAGAAAGGGGATTTGCTGGAGTAATGGCTCCAGAAAATAAAGAGGCTTTTAATAGTCTTTACGGTCCAGCTACCAATCCAACGCCTGTCTATAAATTGCTTCTTGTCGTCAACGAAGACGGTCATATTGATCCAAGTGCTGTCATAACAGATACCAACCGTGATGGACAGATAAATGATGACGCAGCAAAAAAGATATCAGAAGAATACATTGATTCGCTTATGGAATTCGTTTTATTTAAATGTTTAGAACAGTATATTCCAAAAGAAATAACTTCTAAAGGTCGTGAAACAAAAAACATAAAAATAGATTTTAATCCTCCGGCAGATAAAAAACCGTTGCTTCGGACATTTTTATTTTATGGCTTTCAATGTATTTATAATTTAGCAAACCCGGACTTTTCTGAAGACGCCGCCTTTTGGGAATATTTAGAACAAAATATTGGAAATGATATTAGTATTTCAGAAGAGGTTCATGGAGGAATTAACTTTAACCTTCTTGTTGACACACTCACTGAAGATAAACATAAAAATATCGCAAAATTTGTATATTTATTAATAAATATGCACTATTTCTAATAAAATATTACTTTATTCAATATTGCAAAATAGACTAATAAAGTAATAAATGTTAATTTAACGTTTCTTTGACGTTTTACTTTTACGTTTCGTTTTCTTGGCCATCTTTTTGCCAGTTTTATGCACCTTCTTAACAACCGCTGTTGTCGAGTTTCTGATTTTCTTGGCAGCCTTCATAGTTTTGTTATTGATATATTCTGCCATCTGGACGCCCTGGCGTTTCATCTTTCCGGCCATTTTTAAAACCTCGCCGAACTTTTTCTCCGGATTATTCTCTTTTACTTTCATTACAAACTTATTCCATTCCGACATGGGTCTCTTTGTCTTTGTCTTTGTTTTTTTCTTTCCAGCCATTCTTTTATACATTTACCAAATATTTATTTTTTTCACTCTTTCTCTTTGATTTTAAATTCATCAGTAATTTGTTCTACATATTGTTTGGCGACTGCGAGACCAAATGTGAGATGAAACTCCAATACTCTTTTACTGAAAGAAGCAACCTTGTATAAAACTTTTTCAATATACTCACAATACGACATTCAAATATAAACTAATATAATATTTAATATATCATCATTTAAATTATTTATTAATTGAATATATTTTTTAAGAAAATATTTTTCTCGTAATTGCCTGAATTGAATGCCAAATTTTTGTATGTCTTTTGATAACTCTAATAAACTTTCGTTTAGTTGGCGATTACATATTGCATTGTAACAACAAGGACAAAGATATCCGTCTAATGACACGTTTTTTTTTGTGTAATAAAATGAACCAGCGTCTGCAAAAAAATCATAATATTTTATTGTGTGAATTATATTATCCGATTTATCGTAATGATAAAGACAAAATGCGGGATCTTTAAATGGATAATCGTAATATAAAATTACTTTTACATTACAAAATAAAAATTTGTTCTTGTAAATATTAATTGCAAATTCGTGCAGTTCGTTTTCAAAAACTGTACGCACTTCAACATTGTCTTTTCCGTAGTAATTTTCTAACAACTCAATCTCTTTGTTTACCCGATTCATCATTTTAAGTTTAACCATTTTATTCGTGCGATGTTTGTAACTTAAAGGTGTATTATTTATAACTTATTTGTCTTTTTATTCTTTTTCTATGTATAATGTAATAACATTACAACAACTATGGATTATTTAACCTATCTTTCGTTTTTTATTACGTGTTCATTTCTTGTCACAACTGGAACAATCACTTTTATTGAGGCTCTTCGCACCGATATTGTTCCCATGAGACACATCTTAAATTTGGAAACCTGTATTTCTATTGTAGCTGCTTACTTCTACGGAAAGTTTATTACTACATTGGAACCATACAAAAACCAAATTTTAAGTGAAAAAAAAGACAAAGACAGCAAGGATCTGGATGAACTTGAAAACAAGATAAATGACATGCGTTACGTAGACTGGTCTATTACAACCCCCATTATGTTACTCGTATTAATATTGGCATTCCAATACAACTCTGGACAAAAGGGGGTAAAATTTACTGACTACGCACTTATATTATTAATGAATTACGGAATGCTTGGCTCTGGGTATTTAGGAGAAAAAGACAAATTAAACAAACTAACTGCAAATATTATTGGTTTTGTCTTTTTTGGACTTTTATATGGATTCATCTACTATAAATATTTATTAAATACAAAAAATGGAAATAATGTCAACAACCAGATGCTTTATGGTGCATTTTTTATTTTGTGGGCATTTTATGGAATTTTTTATTTAGCTAAAGAAACGACAAAAAATACAGGATACAATATTCTGGATTTATTTTCCAAGTGTTTTGTTGGTATTTATTTCTGGTCATACAGTTCAAACATTTTTGTATGAACGTTTCCAAGTACTTGATAATTAAAGTATATTAAAATATCATAATAAAAAATATAATGACATTTTATAAATGGAACTTGTAAAACTTCTATTAAAATTTCTGTATTTTATTGCAATTTTTGTGATTTTGCAATTGAGCATCAAACCATTAGTAGGATTTAGAGGCAGCCAATTGATTATTATTGTTGTCACGTTAAGTACATTAATTACACACTATACATTTGATAAAGCGTATAAGTTTATGAAAAAAACCGAAATCTTAATAAAAACAGAAAAAAAGAAGAAGAAGAAAACAATAACAACCGACGATGAAAGCGATGATGAAAGTGAAGACGAAGACAAAGATGACGATGAAGCTACAGTTAAGGTTCACAAAAAAAAATCGTCATCTAATTATCTTGTTGACCAATCTAATTATCTTCTTGGTCATACGCATAAATTTATTAAAGACAAAGTTTTCGATGAAAATGAATTCATTGTATAATTTCATCTATTAGGTTATATTTCAAACACGTTTCTGCATCAATCCATAGTTCGTTTGAAAGTAATTTATCTAAGATTGGTTTTGTGATGTTTGAATTTTTCATATATACGTCATCTACGTTTTTCATAAAAAAATCCAAATTTGACATTTCATCTTTCATTTCATCCAATCGTCCAGACGATTGTGATTGTAATTGATGGATCAACATAAAGGAATGTTCAGTCATATATCTCTTTGCGCCAGAGACGGCGATTAGTGACGCAGCCGAAGCAACATAACCATCTATATAAACATGTACTGGTGTATCAAGACTTTTGATAACGTCGCAAACATAAAATGTGGGCATTAATATACCACCACCGCTTTGTATATGTAAATGTATCGGAAAAGTCTCTCCATATTGAATTTGAAGTTGTTTTGATTTCACATCCAATTGTTTAAGATAGTTTGTAAGAGTCATGCATGATTCAACCGTAATAGGACTGTAAAAGTTTATGTCAAGCGGATATAATGCATCTTTATCTGTGGTTTCCTTGGGGGAATGAGATAAAGTGGATTGTTCTTCTTCTGGTCCATTGTTGAGATTCATCCAATTGAATGTGTTTGTTCCAGAACTCAAGGCAGAGTATCCTGCGTTTCTAAGAAAACTTGCTCTTGACAGATAAAATGAATTGGTTTGAACTGGGCAAAAAAAGACAAATGAAACAATCCAAGAAAAAAATTTCATATAATCTACATATATATTTTATATTCTGACAACCAGTCTTTAAATTTAATCTTCACGATCCCTCAATCGCAATCATCTTACGCTTATTGTATAACATCACAAGTATTTCTTCTTTGATATTATTCAGCACTTCATCCCCATCACGGTTTTGTAAATATCTCTGAAACGATTTAATAATACTCGGATATTTCTGTTTATATTCATCATACCATGCTTCCAAGACAAACTCGTTGTTATCATATAGGTCATCTACCTGCGTTTTCTTGTCTTGTATCTGCCACGTATTGTCTTTATAAATCATCAGATATTTGCCTTTGATATTCGACAAATAAATATTCATATTTTCCGGTTTATTAGCGTTGAAATGGACTTTCTCTATGAGTGTCTTGACACACTTGTTACAGTCTTGAATACAGTTAATATAATCCTTCGGTGTAAGATGGCTGTAATCAGTGTCCTGATGATTCAATAGCTGAATATTTATCACATTGTTGCCGTTTTGGACAATACCTTGATTTATATTTTGTATTTGAAGTTTATTTGTTAACTTGTCAATTTGTTTCTGCATTCTTTTCATTTCAATTTCCATTTTGCTTTCTTTCAATGCGAGTTGTTTCTCTTTCTCATTCAACAGGCGAGCAAGTTCTTGGAAGTCTTCGTCCTTATTTTTTTTACAAGTGTATTTGATGTGCTTATACATTGACTGCTTGAACTTGAAATTTTTATCACAATATTTACACTTAAAAAGGGGTGTATTATTCGTTTCTTCTAAAAGGTTGACTTTTGGTTGACTAAATGTTGACTTTTGGTTGACTAAATGTTGACTTTTGGTTGACTTTTCGTGCTTCTTTGTTTTCAAATGTCTTGTATAATCCCCCTTAAAGTTTGTATGATAATCGCACGATAAACAGTTATATTTTTTCATTTTTTACTATATAACATTAAAATATAATATTTCTTTAAACTAATTTCCATGTTTTTTCCATGTTTTTCCATGTTTTTTTGTGAAAAAAAACATGGATACAAAAATATATTATGATACAAGATAAGAGATCATCCATGTTTTTTTATTCTTTTTGTTAGCATAATTATAAAAAACATGGAATAAAGGTTGACTCGAAAAAAACATGATGAGGGGGGGGGAGCAGGGAAAAAACAATCCTGTAAATTTTGAAAAAAGTAAAAAAAATATTTTTGTATTTTCAAATCTCGATCCATTCTTTGTTTTTTTTGTCATTTATTCTCCAATTATTATCCAATCAGAATCCTCCGTTTCCATATCTGCATAATTATTGGCTGGCTCTATCACCACCGATTCTCCACAAACGAGTTCTCCATTTTTTAATTCAAAGTCGTCAATATTTGCCCTACTGTTAAACTGAATTATTCCATATTCTGTTTGTTGGGTTTCGTTTATTTTCCGAGAAATGTGATAGGCCAACCTTTTGCTTGTCGTATACTGTTGAGGACAGTGTCGATAAATCCACCAACGCGTCCACTCTGCATTTGCAAAACATTCATGACTTTTCACATTTATAACAAGCCATATATATTTCTTTTTACGACGTAAACGAAGAATCAAGATTGTGTTGTCTGATGACATAATTAATGGCAGATCGCTTATATATAATAATGTTAAATCATTTTTTCAATTTTTTAATATTATTATATTTGTCTTTTATTTCAAGAATCAATCTGTTTAATATCGGTAGTAGCTTCTCCTGTTTCCATGTTAGTTCGTTTGACGGTTTGTGTTTTGACTCCGTTCTTAATTTCAGTTGTTGTCTCAATTTTTGTATTTCCACGAATTTGCGTTGACACACTTTTTTGAAACACGTTTGCACCCATATTTCCCATAGACCCCGTTCTTATATTAAAAGTTGTGGTGTTTCTTGTTTGCGGTTTTCGCATTTGTGGTTGTGGTTGTTGGAAAAAATCTCTGTTGTTGAAAAAGTGTTGAAAAATAATATTAGGTTCTACAAAATCTGCACGAGTCTGATAAAAATGTGTTCCACGAGGCATTTGGTGAGAAAAGGGGTTGGGGTTGTCGTATTCACTCTTTTTTTCAGGGTCTGAAAGTATTTGATACGCTTCTGACACTTTCTTGAACATTTCTGAGTCTCCGCCGCGATCTGGATGGTGTTTTAATGCCAATTTTTTATATTGCTTTTTTATTTCATCTGCTGATGCATCTTTAGATACATTCAAAATATCATAGTAATTCATAGTTTAGTGTTCTGTATACTACTTTAATATAGTGTACTGTTTATTTATTAATTATCGCTAATTATGTTGATTTGTCATGTATGACTCTGTCTTATTAGAACTATTATTACTATTCAAATAGCCACTAGCATATATGGTGTTTTCATCATTATCCGTAATGGAACTTTCAATACTAAGAGAACCTGGCATGGTCGAACTTTCATTTTTACTTTTCGTAGCGGCGAGCTTTGTTTGCAAAGAATTCACGAAAGTTTCGTCAAACGTCTTGCTGTCATAACTACTATCAAGAAGAGACCGTTCTTCATGCGACTTTTGCGCAGGCTTTTCAAGATTGACTTTTGATAATAATTCATTGTAATAATCACGTGCTCTGGGACTCAAATGCTGCTTGGATTTTGCTTTCGTTTCCTCTTGAGCAATTTTGTATGTCATGCAGACCTTTTTCAAATATTCGTATTTCTCCTCTAATATTGCATACTTTTTTGACAATTCTTCATAGTTCTCATTTATTTTCTTTGCTTTTTTCTTTTCGGTTTTTAACTTTTTTCTGCATTTGTTGTATTTCTTTTTACTTGTCTTTTTGCTCGAACTTTTGCTTGCCTTTTTACTTGTCTTTTCTGACATCTTATATATTTTCAATATTTTATATAAAAAGATAATTCAAATAATATATCACCTTTTGTGAGTGTAAGTTGATTGTTTGTGATTTACTTGTTGTTCGAACGCCAAAACATGACCTCTTTTACTTTTCATCTTGCCATTTTCCTGTTGTTTCCATTTCTCAACTATAATTTGCCATTGCTGCTTTTGCTGCGCGCTATCTGAGACCTTTTTTGTCATACAATATTGTTGAATATATTATTTTAAATTGTTTCGTTATTTTTTCGGGGTGTTTTAATGCCAATTTTTTATATTGTCTTTTTATTTCATCGCTCGTTGCATTTTTAGATACATTTAAAATTTTATAATAATCCATTATTTATTATTATAAAAAGAGCTGTTTTTTTATTTTGTTTATCAATTGTTTTATTTTTTTTATGCGCCTGTGCCGTCTATATATTGGCCTTGGACGCCTTGGAAAAATTCTTATAAAGTTCAATAATGAGCTTTAAGCATATTTTTCTCATTATTACTGAGTTCATTTCTCCTGTTGTCATTATTGTACCAGTCAGGTTTTTCTTTACGATTTTTTGCTAATTCCCATGCGACTTTCCACAACGGCTGCTCGTTATCTCCTTTCAGCTCCTTGTAAAAATTTTTGTATTCTTCTTTCGTATACCAGTTACCGTCAATATTCATTCGCGTTTCGCTGTGGGAAGGGCGAGAGGTGGTGTTTTTGGGTTTCGTCAGTCTCTCGTACCGCGCCGTCTTCGCGTCCTGATACATTTTAAATAACTTCTTATCATCTTCGGTCATATTTTTTTTATGTTCTGAATCGTGTGGATCGGACCACTTGGGTCTTTCGTTCCCCCGTTTTCCCGCAGCTTTCCATGCATATATCCCTTCTTCAATTCCGTAATCACCTTTGAACTCGTCAAAAGTATAATACTGTCCGTTAATATTCATTCGCTTCGGCTCGTACGAACTGTTCTTCAACTGTTTTGTCAACTCTTCCCTCTCCAATTTTTGTAGGGTGCTGATGTTGGTGTTTGCTAAACCAGCTGGATTTTCATGCACACCTTGTGACCTCGAGAAACTGCGCCCCCCCTCGCCCGCCGGTTCACCAGATGGAACAAATGCTGCAGCATTAGCCTGGTGCCACTCCGCCGGGCCGTTATTAACTGAAAATGGGTCAAATTTGGTGGGGTGGGTTCTCTCAACAGCTGTGCTTGGTTTATCAAACGGATTCCTCGACGTATTCCCCGTCGGTGATGGTGGTTTCAAATTGCTCTTTTGAGTATGTAAATTCGGGTCAATGTAATGACCATGATTATCAACCTGGGTAAAGTTCAGCGTTCGTGATCTTTGTGTCTGTTGTGTCTCAGAGTCACTATTATTTTTTTTTTCTAATTGTTTCTTAAGTTGCCTTATTATTTCTTCCTGATTTCGTATTCTTTTGTCCCTATTGTTCGCCGTCTTCCTCCCCCGGCGGGGAACAGCGGGTTTGGTGTTGATCATGCTTGGGTTCAAGCGCTGCCCCTGGGGTAAAGCTTTAGATGTCATTTTTTTTTTTGAGTTGTTAATTCTTGTTTGTTTGTGTTTGTTAACTACAGTCGCCGCCGCCTCCTCCTGCGCTTTGGCCTCAGCCTCAGCCTTGGCCGCCTCTTCTCGCGC